AAATATTTTTTAAGCTGTGTTAGAGTAGTTCAATTGAATAAATTGCTTTTTGAAGCTGGTCCTGGATTGATATGTCAGTCTTTGGAGTGGCATGGAGTAGGAGAGTATTTATCTCAATTTGGTTCTGACAATATGATAGCAGGAGATTATAAATCTTTTGATAAGAAGTTGAGTCCAGCTATAACTTTAGCTGCATTTGATATATTAATTTCTTTATGTAAGAAAAGTGGTAACTTTTCTGATGAAGATATTTTAGTAATGCAGGGTATAGCAGAAGACGTAGCTTATCCACTGATTGATTTTAATGGTGATTTGGTTCAATTTTTTGGATCTAATCCATCTGGACATCCTTTAACGGTTATTATTAATAATATAGCAAATTCTTTGTATCAAAGATATGCATATTATGTTAATAATCCTGATAAAGAATGTGAATCATTTAAGAATAATGTAGCTGCCATAAATTATGGAGATGATATGGTGTGCGGTGTGTCTGATAGAGCACCGTGGTTTAATCATACTTCTATGGCTAGTGCTTTAGCTGATATTGGTGTAGTTTTTACCATGGCCGATAAAGAAGCTGAAAGTGTGCCTTACATTAAATTTCATGAGGTGTCTTTTCTTAAAAGAGTTTTTAAATTTGACGACAGATTAGGATGTTTTGTATGTCCTTTAGATAAAGACTCTATTGAAAAGATGTTGACAGTTTGGACTGAATCAAAGAATGTAGTTTGGCAAGAACAATATGCTAGTGTTATTTGTTCTGCTAATAGAGAAATGTTTTACTATGGAAAAGAAGAATATGATAAATTTCAAACTATTCTTAAAGGTTTAGTTAATTATTTAGATATTGAATCATATATTAATGATTCAACTTTTCCAACTTGGGAAACATTAGCTTCTGAATTTATGGAGCATTCTACAATGTTGATATTGTAGATAAACTACGGGCTTTTAGATCAAAGTCCTTTAAACCAAAATGGTCTTGTATGTATTAGTTACTGTTTATCATTTGAAGTGAATTGTAAAAATGATAAAAGTGTGGAATACATATATATATATACCAGAGCGTTCCTCGAAATCTCTATTTAGAGAAGTGTTGGTTTATACACAAAATTCACACACTTGAAATCAATTGATTGGGTGATCAGATGGAGAGTGTATAAATAAAATTCCACCTGCTGACAAAAATATTATTGATAGTTCTAGTACAACTAATAGTACTTATGGTAGTGCACAATCTACTACAGACTCAAGTGCAAGTGAAACTGGAGATCATTTGATTGATAGACCAAAAGAATCAACAACTGAATCTACACAACAGCTTGAGTTTATACATGCGAATCCGGGTGATATCTACCCATTAAGAACAAAAAATATTTCTACATTTGATAATGATAGAACTATGGGTTTTGATTTAGCTCGGTATTTAGAAAGAGATGTTTTAATCTATGACGGATCTTGGACGGAAGGTACAAATGTTTATGTTGAAATTAATCCTTGGACTTTGTTTTTCCAAAATAGTGCCATTTCTAAAAAGTTAGAAAATTATGCGTATGTACGTTGTAACTTAGAATTAGAAATGGTTATTAATGGTTCACCTTTTTATTATGGTGGATTATTAATGGCTTATGATCCTTTAGCTGTTTATGATGCTGGACGTATTCCAACGGTTAGCGTTGAGAATTGTGTTCCATTATCCCAGAGACCCCATGTTTGGTGTTATGCTGGAGATAATCAAGGAGGAACTATTTGTGCTCCTTTCTTTCATCAACAGAATTGGATTAAAACAAGTTTTGTTTCACATTTTAATGAAATGGGAAGATTAACTATTATGTCTCCTGATGTTTTATTAAATGCTAATTCAGTAGCTGGTCAAAATGTAGGTTATAAATTATATGCGCGAGCAAAAGATTTACAAGTTAGTGGACCAACTGAACATTTAATATTGCAATCAGGAAAAGAAAAACAATATTTTGTTAATTTATCTTCAAAGGATTTTATTACTTTAGAATCGAGATATGGAGAAGAACAAGATAATGCGAAACCAAGTAATATTGCTAGTAACATTTCAAGAGGATTAAATGAATTTTCTAAAATTCCAGTCATCGGAGAATTTGCAAAAGTTGGTTCAACTATTGCAGATGTAGCTTCTGATGTTCTTGGATTTTTTGGATTTTCAAATATTCCTAATAT